GGCCAGCAAACAGCTTCCCAAAACCCTGGTTATGGACCTTGCCGGTAACGACAATACAGACCTGCCCCAGGACATGTGGGAAAAGATCCTAGTTGAGTACTTGGATCTCAACGCACCCCGCGACATGAAGATAGATATGTTGCCAGAGGTGTGCACGGTGAATGAAGGACGCAACTCTGCTGAGAGCGTCTTGTCGGTCTTGAGCGACGAGTTTTCGAACCCGTTCCTACAGACGCGTCTCGTATCGAGACAGGCCCTGCGAGCCTACGCGGGAGAATTTTCTCCGCTAAAAGCCCAGTATGCCTCACTCTATGAGATGCTTCTTGGAAAGCGTCATGACCAGGATTTGTTTTGGCACGAACACGCAGATGTGTTGAGCGAGGCAGGAATTGAGAACCTCTTCCAGCCTTGGCTCCATGTCGATGTGGCCTTAGCTCCTGTACGGGGCGGTTACAATGACGGACCTAGTCCGTATACGTACCGTTTCCTCATTCGCCATGTCGGCTGTTCTCCGCGGGCAGACGATCTTGTGCAAGATCAACGTGAAACCTTACGTGCTCATCGCCGTTTGGTGCTCGCTGTGAAGTCATACTTCTATGCGATGCTAGTAGCGGGGTCTTTGCCGAACGCCCTTGCCCAGGGCGGGAACGTCGACACCCCTAGTAAGTATGCGCTTCTGTGGCAGCTTATCTGGGGTTGGTTTCTAGCGTTTATCGGACGTTTAACAACCATGCTGACGCAGCTAGGCAGTTGCGCCAATCTCGATTGGTACCGAGGCATGGATCCGATTGCGCAAGCGACCACGGATTTGATTCTCACGCTGTTCCTTCTGACGCTCATCTACCGATCCACAAGATCGGATCCGCTGAAGTTGGTCCCGCGTAAGATACCGAAGAACGATCGTTTCCTCGGTCAGTTGATGGGTGAGAAAGGACTCGTGTACCGCGTTCGCGTCAATGGACGTGAGTACACACTCACCGCTGACGAGGGAGACGGTTGCCACCAAGACGAAATGGCTATGCCTGGTTCGGAGTATTTTCCCTGCCGAGCGCAGCCCGTCGGTGCGATTCTGGTTACTACCCAAGATACAGATGTGCAACTATTTGGCACGTTTTGGCGAATGGATGATTACCTAATTACTGCGAGACATTGCAGTAATACGCTTAATCAGTCCACGGCTCGAGTTTATCTCGCTACGATCAAGACGACCAGAAAGGGAAACTACGAAGTTGATAGGGGTTCAGTTTACCGAGCGCCCGACGACTTCTTCGCGCCTGAGAACAATGTCATTGCTTCTTATGATGTTGATGCATTTGCGCGAGAGGTCGATCAGAAGATTTGGTCACAGATTGGTTTAACGAAAGCTTCTACAAAAGTGCGATCGGCGTATGGCCAGCAAGTACATAGTGTGGGGTTCACGCAAGATGGACTCCTGGTGTCGGCCTCCGGTAAGACGCTCCCTGATTCGGGTTTTGAGCATCTTCACCATACCGCGAGCACTCAGAAGGGATTTTCTGGATCCATTCTATTGTGTGGTAACAGCGTGGTTGGCATGCATGTAAGTGCGGCTGGCGAACATAATGTTGCGGTTCGAACTGAGCTTATCCAGTACCTCATTGACGTGGGGTCAGGTCTTGAGCACAGTGGCGGTAGCAAGAAACGCTACACCTATGCTGATGCGTCGTACAAAGAGATGTACAGACAGCATAAATGGCGAGGTGGCGTGGTCAACATGAAACAGATGCGTGATGGTAAATTTGCCATCACTCTGGATAATGGAGAAGCTACGTACGGTTGGGACATGCGAGGACTTGTAGAGTGCTTCGGCATTACGGGCGATCCCCGTCGTGACGAGGATGCATTCCAAGACTTGTTACTCGACAACATGGCACCGCGGTTGAAATCTAGAAGTCGATACGTCGACTATGACGACGACCGATACCACAACAACTCTTATGAGAATGTGAGCATAGCATCCGTTCCGAACCGACGTAGACGCCGAGCGCCCGCGGGGAAGAATAAAGTGGAGAATGATGAGAGTTCCCTGTTGTCAATAGTGACCGGGTTGAAGCCCATCCACGGACCCACAGCACCTAAAGTGCAGCCTGAGGCTCTTCAGGTAATCCAGGACTTTAATGATGAGATTAAAGCTCTGGGCTATGAGGTAGGTCAATTTGAGTTTCCTCAAATGACCCCTGAGATCGAACGAATGTCTTTGCAGAAGCATTTACAACTTTTTGTTGAGCGTGTTAAAAGCGCTACGCGACTGCCGACTGTGAGGGAACTAGAGCGCTGTGCGTTGATTGTGGCTGAAATGCTGCAGAATGCAACATATGTTCCTGATGCTGACTATCGCCAGAAATCAGGTATCCTCGACGTGATCCATTCCTCTATCATTGACCCAAAGAAAGCTTCCGGGTTCCCCTACTGCGAAGTAGGCCAACCGACGAATAAGCAAGTACTAGCGGCGTATGGTGAGGAAGGGTTTGCGCAGCATGTCATGAACCAGTGGGACATCTTGGACTTCCAGGTGAAGAATTTCATTAAGGGAGATCCGACGAAGAAGTCTAAGCTGGAGAAAGGCATGCCGCGTGTCGTCGAGGGAATGCCCACCGATATTACTGTCAAGCACGCATCCGTTTTTCGACAATTAGCCGTAACATTGGTAAAGAACTGGAAGAAAACACCCATTAAGTATGCTTTCTCCCCGGCGAATCCAGGACACATAGAACATTTGCATAGTGTCCTACCGGGTAAGGTATGGGAAAGTGATAAGTCCAATTGGGACTACAACATGCTTGGGTGGATCGCCAGTGTCTGCTGCATGGTTATCAAGTTGTTGGTTGTTCGCAACCCAGCTTGGACAGAAGATGAATACCAGCTCTATCTGTCAGATGTAGATAACTGCTTTAAGCAGATGTTTGAACACGCGACGTACCGCACATCCGACGGTACCCTCTTCAAGGTACTCATTTCAGGTATCATGAAGAGTGGCTGGTTTCTAACGATCGTTGTCAACTCGATAGCTCAACTCGCAATCCATGTTATGGTTTGCATGAGGTTAGGCATGAG